TAATACAGTACCACCTTTTGGTGTTACCAATTTTACCAAATATTCCATTAATGGTGTTGGTTTAACCGTTGGGTGATGATTAGAAACTGGTCTATTTCTATCTAGTCCACGTTCTACATCTTTTGTATATCCTTTAGCATTACTACCACCTGCTTTTTTTGGTAAATCTTCACACCCCTCATTTCTATCACTTTTACTAGCTTTTGCACAATAGAAAAACCGTGCGGCTGAACCCTCATCATTTCGAAATGATGCACCATCATCACCTTTGTGATCAAAATCACCATATATCCCATTGGAAATTCCAGATGATGTTGATTTGACAGGAGCGAATGCACCTGCATTATCTGGAAATAACTCTGTTACCTCACTACTACCATCATGAATTAAATTTGCAGGAAATCTGCCTGGTTGTTTTATCTGTTCGTCAACCGTTCGTTCTCTTATTTTAAACGTACCACTACCAACTAAACCATTCTCACCACCTTTACTTGGTCTACGTTGATCTTCTTCAGTTGGTATTCTACTTTCATCTATATTAATACCACCCGTTCCATGTTTTAATACGTTTTCAACAACTGTGCCTTCACTTAGTGGTTTTCTAGCAACTGTTATTGGTTCTAGTGCTGGTTTTAGAGCAGTTCCCCACCCTTCCCATTCAGAATCACCTTTGGTTATATCCCATTCACCAGCGTAATCACCGAAAGCGTTTTTACCCTCTTCTTTGGTTGTTACACCGTAATTAACATCAGTACCAATTACCTCACGCTTATTACCGAGTTTTTCATCAACCGATTTACCGATATTCAAACTTTTAGGAAATCCCGAACCGTATATCCATGCAATCATATCACGAATATCAAATCCAGCATCCTCAATATTTACTGTCATTCTATGTTGTGTTCTAGTACTTGCAAATGAAAGTAAATGTCCACCTGGTTTTAACACTCGGTACACCTCTTTCCATTGTTCAACACTTGGTACATCATAGTCCCAACCCTTGCCCATGAATGACAATCCATAAGGTGGATCAGTAACTACCGAATCCACCGAGTTATCTGGTAGTTCTTTTAATACTTCCTCACATTTTCCTAGTAGTAGTTTCATATATCAAAGAATTTATTTGTTATTTCGTTAGTTGGTCTGGATTTTATATGATTATTTATTCTTTCTTTTGCTATTTTGAAGTATTGTTCATCTAACTCCATCCCTATAAAATTTCTATTTGTATTAATACAAGCGATTCCAGTTGTTCCACTACCAGCAAACATATCTAGTACAATGTCATTTTTATTTGTGTGTATTTCAATTATTTTTTCCAACAACCAAACTGGTTTTTGAGTTGGGTGTATTGTTTTTTCCGGACGTGATGTACTTGCACCCTTAAACATTGGTTTTTGATATACACTATCCGTTCTATTAAATGTCCAATTAGCATCCTTATTTGTGCACCACACCGCCACCTCAAAATCTGTAACATATCTCCTATCTCTATTTCGAGGATATGGGTTTATTTTTTCCCATCGTATCATATCCTTAATTACCATACCTAGACTTTCACAGTATCTAGCTATATTACCAATATTCTTCCAATCGTTAAAAATTATAACACTACCATCTCTACGTAATATTCTTGGTATTTCAACTATATAGCTATATAAATCAAAGTCCTTATCCCATTCACCAAAATCTACACCCGAGTAGTTAATCATATTACCAAAATTATTCTTTTTGGATATATTATAAGGAGGGTCTGTTATTATTGCATCTATACTATCATCACCTAACGTTTTCATTAATTCTAAACAATCACCGTGTAATAATTTCATGTTTTATATTGTTTTAGAAAATGAAAATCCTAATTGATTTGTTTTGTACATTCGCACGTTTACTTTTTCAACTATTTTGAAATTAACTGGTTGTATTTTATCTTCGAATATAAACATAGGCTTATCATCATGTGCATATTTATCATCCATAATAACCGTTGTGCCGTGTTTATCATCATGTGATTCTTGTACATGTATCCATTTACCAAATTTCTCTTCAACTCCTGTTATCTTTAGTAGATAATACGTTCCATCATCACCAAATATTTCATCACCAAATGATTTCCAATCTAACACATGATCCACACGATTATACGCGTTGTTTCGTGGGTGAATATACATTTTGGTATATATCATATCCTTTATATACTTGGTATTATTATAATGTTCACCACCCCATGTGTATACACATTTACGTTCCTTTAATCCATAATATTTAAACGATTTCCAATGATGATCCAAGTCTATACGTGAGGGTAATATTCCGTGTTTGAGTACCGATTTAAGATTTTTTTCACTTGTTAAATGTAAATAGTCCATTATCCCATTGTGTCTAAATATTTCTTATGTAGTAACTCTTTTTGTACGAGTTTTCCACTTGATGCCTCTTTTGAGGACAGAATACCCGCTGCGGTGTTACCATCGTATATCTCAATAAACCCAGTATTAGTATCCATTTTACATGGAAATGTAATACCATCGGGGCCGAACCTGTTTTTCATAATATGAGCCCGTGCCGTGTTGTTAACCTTATCAGGTGTTTTTCTACTCCAACTCATAATAAAGTCAGCATTCATTACTTTAGCGTATGAATCTGCTATCTTATCTGCCTCTATCACCTCACTATCTATAGCACTACGATTAGTTTGAGATGCTGTCCAAATCGGTACACCTATCTCACCACTTAATCCACGTAATTCTATATACACACCACCTTGTTCTTGATATGTTGAATCTGATTTGTTTGTATGTGATAACAATAAATCAGCATAATCAATAATTACCAAATCTGGTTTATTACCAGTCATTGTTAATTTCTCGATATGTTGTTGTATGTTTCTTGTTGAAATTCCTTTTGGTGGAAAATACTTAATCTGTAAATTACCCTTTAATGATGATATTTTATCTTGAACAATTTGAGCCTTGTCTGCATCTTTTAATTCATTCGATGGTATTTGTGTAAACACGGTATCATATCTCATACCAACATAATGTTCGGATAATTCTAATGAATAATGAGCCACATTCAAACCTTGTAATACAGCAAATGCACCAATTGCGGTTAGAATCCATGTTTTACCTACACCACTTGGTGCAACCACAACTGCAAGTTCACCACCAGATAAACCACCATCCATTAAATCGGTGATAACATCCCACGGTGTTTCTACGGTTTTACGATTAGCTTCTGTCATACGTAATACGTAATCCGTTATGTAATCCAAACCCAAATTATTCTCTGCACCAACTTTTATGGCTTCATCTACTAAGTCTTTAATTTTATCATAATTACCTAGTTTGAGTAAGTCAACCGATTGTAGTATAACCTCTTTAAGATTTTGATTTATACAAAATGATTTGAATTCTGATTTTACATACTCAACATCAACTGTGTCTATTTCTGTATAAATGTGTTTGAGTTGGGTGATAATCACCGTACTCAATACCTCATTTTCTAATTTAGAAACTTTCACCTTAAATACATCTAGTGTTGGTGATGTCTTGAATATATCATAATAGTCAATTATAGAATCAACTATCCATTTATTTGCATCTGATTCAAAGAATTTAGATAAAAGAATACCATCTAGTTCACCAAGAAATTTAGCATCGGTCAATAGAGCACTTATAATTTTCGATTGAAAACTAGTGCCATACTTTTGTAATGTATCTTGTGTGTTATCCATTATCTATCTGTTATCATAGTTCCGAATGTTTGGTTTAACCAATCACTCATATTACCAAATGTGTCAATAATTTTGTACTTCATACAAACTTTCATAAAATCCAATTTATTCAATGGATTAATATGTTCATCGTATTGAGATAAAATGTTCATTTTTATAGTACCGCTTATCTCTGGATCGTATAATTGCATGAGTCTTTCATTCATTTCAAGTTGAGGTCTTGCACTCAATATATCATTATATAGTTTAATAGGTTTTTTCTCTACTTGTTTTTCCTCACATAATCTGAATAAATCATCCATAGATAATTTAACATCTCCAGTAAATTCAGGAATTCGTTTTAGTAATGTTTTAATACCTAAACCCTTTATTCCAGGTATTTCATCTGAATCATCACCATCAAGTGTCCTATATAATAGGATATTTTTTGATTCTATACCGAATTCTTCTTTTAGTGATTCGGTATTATATATCTTTTTCTTGGTCGGTGACCAAACGATAGTAGTATCACTAACAAGTTGTAAAAAATCCTTATCAGTTGACATTACCACCGCTTGTTCATCTTCCTTTACAAGTTGTGATGCAATATAACCCATTACGTCATCAGCTTCCACACCATCATAAATCATGGTTGTAACTGGTAATACATCTAATGTGTCTGCTAACCATTTGTACTGACGTTTCATTGATTCACGTTCGTCCTCTTTCGTTAACATATCTGCATACTGCCTATTTACACGTAGTTTATTTTTACCACGATTGGCTTTATATCCTTTAAACACTTTTTGTCGTGTTCGTGCACCACCCTTACCATCGAAAACTACAATAACCCTAGTAGGTTTTGTTTGTTTAATAGCAAATCCAATGGATTTCAACACACTAGTAATACCAGCGATATGTTCACCATCATCGTTCATTGTTGGTACAGATGACCAACACCTAATGAACGTATTTGTGCCATCAACAATCAATACCCTTGAATTCTTATGTCTACTATTTATTTCTTGGGCGTTGTCATTGACTAACCCTAGAATGGTTTCATAAATTTTCTTCATAACATATTAATTAATTAATCATCCATACCAGCACCATGAGTATCAATTTCGATATTAGTCTCATCAATAACATCAGGACTACTTACGTACTTTTTAATAGTGGATTCACATATATGATTATACATTTGATCCTCTAATGTTGGATTATCTTTTAGTAACTGAATGAATTCTTTGGATTGGAATTTGTGTATTTCACCGGTTTCTGTATCCGTGTATGAATACCAAGATCCGCCTACTTTTATCAAATTATTTTCCTTCATTACTTTTAACCAAGAACCGTAGTTATCAATACCTCTATCGAAATAGATTTCCATATCAACCGAACGTAATGGCGGCCCTATACGATTTTTAATTACTTGAACACGAACTTTGATACCAATAACCTCTTTGGTTGTTGCATCTTTGATTTGTCCCATATTCTTCATACGTAATCGTACCGATGCGTGAAATGCAATTGCTTTCAATTTGTTATCATGTAGCTCTTTATCTACACTTCTCATGGTTTCCCATGAGTTCGGACTATATCTTTATCAAAATTATTAATTAAATTTAACACATTATTCTCAGTTATATCACTTCCAAATATTCTAACAACATTATACCCACATTCCCGAATTTTATCAGCTCGTATCTTATCACGATTCCACACCGATTCAGCAGTTACAATTCGATTACCAGGATATTTAATTAATTCATCCATTCTATATCGTTTTGGATTTGCATGCCAGTAATCACCGTCAACTTCCAATACTAAATTAAACATTGGTAAATAAAAATCTACATAGAATGAACTTATTTTATCATATTGATGAACATATTCTATATTATTTTTATTTAAAATATCGTTAACCTTTAATTCTATTTTAGTATTACGTGATCCGTTTGGTATTTTATTCTTTCGTTTCCAATCGGTGAGTTTTTCATCTGCAATATCTTCACCATATTTATCCGACCATCGTTGCCAATTAGACTTCTTATAATGATGGTGATCACTTCCTTTAATAGATTGCCACATTATACTTTCCGGATGTTCACCAACATACTTCTTCATCACCTCACTTTGTTTCTGTTTATATTCATCACATTGTGTTGCTAGTCTAACAGATGTTTTTCGTTTTTCGGAGTTACTTTGAATTCTTTGTTGGTTCAGCCAATGTTTTTTATTTTTATCAGAATATACCCATTCACCTAATTTAGCTAAATGTTCAGCTGATATCATTAGTGTATCTGGGAATAATCGTTTATATTCAGTTGTTGTTAAATTGTGTTTATTCTTCAAATGTGTATTAGTTATAGATTTATACATCAATCCACATACTTCACATTTTATTAATTTATTATTTTGATACTCGGCACTCATGGCAATTTCTTCTTTTATGTACTTATAAATATAATGAAAAGGAAAATTCTTACCCAATTTGTATATATTTTTTAAAAAGATTAATCTTACTAGTCTCTGAACCTTTACCTCATCACTAAGGTACTTGGCTGCTGATTTTCCAATGATTTTATTTTTTTAACTTTCACACTTATCGTTACCAATTATGTTGTAGTATAAAATCCTCTAAGGATGTTCCAGCAATTCACCGAGTTTTTTATAGTGGAAGCTAAGCGGTTAACCAACCTCCACTTGTAGTATTGTGATTCACCTGGCCATTTGCTATATAATTCTCATTATCAGCAACTGATATGTCTACCACATCCATACTACCATTTATTTTCATCGATTCCGGGTGATCACGTAAGTTTACATACACATCATTTAATTTAACTCTGTGATTTCCTGTGCCCTTTAATTTCCCAAGTGAATAATATTCATTCACTTTCTGTTTTACTAGAAACTCTTGAACCTCCTTATACTCAATGTCACCATCACTGGACATGGATTGTACTTTCAATCCCAATCCGGTGGTATCCAATACCTCAGGTGTATCAAGTTTCATGTCAAACAATTGAGATAATTGTCCTAATGTTACTTTTTGTTTCATATTATGAATTGTTATTAATTATTTGTAATAATTTAGTGTGATATTCAGAATAAAATTCCGAATTTTCATCATATTCTATTTCAACCTCTGTACTCAATGGGTCAACACACCATGGGTCCCCGAACATCGCATTCATTTTCACACGGAGTTGGTTAGTGTATATTATGAGTACTTTTTGTCTACCAATCAAATTGGTAATCTTCCTCATAGCTTTGGAGATAATAATAGCCTTATCAGTTGCATATCCATCTTTACCATGTTCAGATGCTATCTCAACTGTGGTTGATGCGGCTGCTACCGAATCCACTACTATTGTTACTAATCGGTCACGGTCAGCTTGTCTAACCTTTTCGATTATAGTTTCGGTCATTTCAAAACATTGTTCAACTGAATCAGCTGCTACGTACAATAGTTTAGATACATCTACACCAATTGCACTTAAAAAATCAGTACTTACTGCGTTTTCTGTATCAATTAATACAGCAACCCCATCCTTTTTCTGTGTTTCAGCTAAAAGATGATTTGCTAGTAGTGATTTCCCACTTTGTTCTAATCCCGTAATTTCTATGATTCTACCAACAGGTGCACCACCATATGCCCTATTAGAAACAGCTACATCTAACATAGCACTTCCAAATGAAACCCAATCGGAAACGTTCGTAGGAACGTTCCCGTCTGAGTCCAAGAAAAATGCTACTTGTTGTGTTTTCGCCTGTTTATTTAGAGTATCCGCAAGGATATCTATCAACTCGACACTCGCTTTTTTCTTTGCCATATTTGATGATTATTTCTTCTTGAATAATTCATCAAAAGCAGCACCTACATCAGTTGATGTTTTTGGTGCAGCAGGTGCAGGTGTATTAGCTTGTGGGGCTGGTGTTGTTTCTTTGGCCGGAGCCGTTGGAATTGAATTTGAATAATTAGTAGTTGCTGGTGCTTCTGAATCACTTGGATTCAACCAACCCTCAAGAATTGTTTTTAATTCATCGTATGATAACTCTGAATATAAATCAGTAATTTCGGTTTGAACCTCTAAAAATTTAGTCACCTCTTGTGCATCCGCTGTTAACGGTGTTTCTTTTGGTTTTACACGAAGTGTGGTTGTTGGATACGATGTACCCGCTTCCTCGGCAGATTTGTAGTCAATCGTTAAATCTCTACCATTTACTGGATCGGTGATATCACCGTAATCTGGATCGGCTATATAACCAAGAATTTCTTGATATACAGTTTTACCGAATCCCCAGAATTGAACTCCTTCATTTTCTTTACCACGAACGATAACAGGTACAAAAGTACGAAGTTTTGGCTCCATTGATTTTGCAGTTTTCCAATCATCTTTATCACCCATTCTTTTCAATTTGTCAGCAAACTCTACAATAGGGTCTGGTCTTCCAAATGATTGAGGTGAAAGATAAGTTTTGTTGTTAATGTTGTAGTGAAAATAAAGTTCGATGAATGGATTGTCCACATCGAATTTGTAAGGTACTATTCTAACTTGGTGTTTTCCAGGAGTTGGTTTCCATAATAAGTCAGATTTTCTTTGAGAACTTTGTAGTTTGTTCAGTCTACCTCTGACAGCATTAATGTCTAGTGCCATAATTGTTTTTGTTTAAGTGTTATTAATTGTGTTTATAATTTATGGTTTTATTTACGTGTCTCTCCTACACGAGATATCTATATATAAATATCATTTTTTTGTAAAAATCACGTGTTTTACATGATTAATATTTGTAATATCTTCGGGTTGGCATACCGTATTTTTCACCCATTTTAACACACACCGCACTTATCATTCTAAGATAAGGTGTTACATCGTTGTAATTGTTTTTTGGATTATCTTTATACCATTTTTGTTTAGCTGATTCTAAGAATTTATCAATACATAACAACGTATGTGCCATATCAAATTCGTCAACTATATCAACTCTTTCTGTGTTTTCTGTTTCGGAATCTTGATACTCACGTTCAGTATCAATTACTTTGTAAACATCACTTCTCTGCATAATTATATTTTTGTTGATACACAAAGATACGACATTTATTTGTAATATCCTAATTAATTTGAAGAAAGTTTTATTACTTTGAATATTTCTGTTTTTATGATTCTAGTTGAATCCATTTTTGTAAGTACCATTGAATTGG